TAAACAATCTTGTTTACTTTTTAGCAGGTATTGGCTTCGGGCATATTTTACTTAATTTTATCCTGTAATGAGGATCTTAGAAGATTATAACCTAAATATAGAATGATGAGTGTAAATAAGAAAGATTACAAAATTGTAGAAGTAAAACATGGCTTTGTTACTAAGTATGTTGTGAAGAAAAAGGTGTTCTGGATTTTCTGGAAAACAGTAAAGAACAATGCAGGATTTGATATGCAGTATGATACAAAAAGAGCTGCGCAATCTTACATTAACTTTCTAAAGTGATAATTTCTACATGTGTTAGGAAAGTACAGCGGATTAAGAGATTATGTCAGTTGTAGAAAAAGTCACTAGAAAAAGTATGATTATTAGACCAAGTGGAAGGAGCACTGATTACATTGCTCCTTCTTTTGGTCATGGCTGTTTGTATAACTGTACTTACTGTTATATGAAGAGACATAAACCGGAAGGATTAACCGTAGCTAAGAATACTATGGATATCCTGACAGAAATTAATTCCCATGCATTCTTTGCAGATGTAGAGAAGCCAAATCAGACTGGAGATTATATTACATATGATATCAGTTGTAATGAGGACTTTGCTCTACATGCTAAGTATCATGATTGGAGGACAATCTTTAAGTTTTTTAGAGATCATCCACTTGCTATGGGTTCATTTGCTACTAAGTATGTAAATAAAGAGTTATTAACTTTTGGTCCTGAAGGTAAAATTAGAATTAGATTTAGTCTAATGCCTTATGAGTTGTACCAGCATCTTGAACCTAATACAAGTACTATTCACGAGAGACTTTTAGCTATACCACAGTTTTTAAATGCTGGATATGAAGTTCATTTGAACTTTAGCCCTGTTATTGTACATGACAATTGGTTAAAACATTATGAAGCTTTATTTAAAAGTGTTGCTTTTATGGCAAAAAGTCATGGTTGGGACCTTACAAGAGTTAAAGCTGAGGTAATCTTTTTAACTCATAATGAAGAAAAGCATTGGTATAATGTAGCAAATAAATTACCAGGTGAAGAATTTTTATATACTCCAAAAATACAAGAGACTAAAGTATCCCAGTATGGAGGAACTAATATCAGATATGAACATAGAAGAAAACAAGATTATATTAGACAGTTTACAGAACTTCATGACAGATTCATACCTTGGAATACAATTCGTTATATTTTTTAATAAAAACATGGAAAAGAAAATAGTGGATGAAATGCTGCAATTATCAGCAGCAATTGCAAAAGAACATTATGAATTGACAGATAATGTAGATAGAAACTTAAACTATCTATGGTACATGTATCATAAAGGTAGTAAAGTGGGGACATTCCGTCCTTTTGTATATATGGCAGAGTTACAATTGCTAAAGAGAATGGGCTACATTAATGATACTGAGATAAAGAACATGATTGCAATGTTAGAATCTTCAGATGAAGAGAACCTGCATATGGTTACTCTATCAATTAAGAGCTTTAGAGATCTAAGGATCCAAGAACATGGTGAGTATAGTAAAGTGAATCAGGTCTATTGGAAAATTGCCAAAGACTATCCACATGAAATACTTAACCATGAAGTATTTATGCAAACAATGGCAGCTAAGTAATGGCAAATGTAGTAGTAGAACACATAGTAAAGGAAATAAAGCTAGATAATAAGGACATAGAGATTATGAGTCCAAAAATTATAGCCGGCTATGTGATGTATAAGTACAAGTGCAGTCCTTATTTAGCTAAACAAATTGCTAAAAAATTAACAGATGTTTACAGTAAAACTAGTTAAACGTGGAGGTAAGTTAGTTTATCCAGATGATAAATCTAAATTAAATTTTCAGATTTTTATTGATAAACTAGCAGATGGACAGCAAGTTGAGGTCTTTATGGGCTTAACTTCCGATAATGCTTCATTAGCACAGATTGCTAAAGTGCATGCATGTATACGTACATTAGCACAGGAATCTGGCTATACTTTTGATGAAATGAAAAGGATTATTAAGACCCATGCAGGTCTTTGTTATGATGCAGGAGATGCTGAGATTTGTAAATCTTTTGCTGACTGTAGTAAATCAGAATTAGCTCTAGCAATAGAGTCTTGTGTAGAAATAGGGAGAGATTTTAATCTTAACCTTGGCTAGGTTCAACATAACCTTCATCACCCGGTTGAAGAACATCTATTTCTTCATATTGGTTGGAAGTTTTAGCTTGTGCTTCAATTTCAGCCAATAAAAGAGCAATAGTATAGAATGATTTTTGCAAGTCATCTAAATCAGTATAAGACTTAGTCATAATGTCTTTAAGATAATCTTCATTTTGTTTTTCACCAATTTGTTGGAATAAATAAAATGAAAGAGATTTACACATCATGTAAAAATTCTTATTTACTGTAATGTTTAGAGTTGCACCATCTTTTATTTCTTTTACCTTGATAGCCATTATATTATACTTTTTTAACAAATATACATGATTATGACTAATATAATAGACATTGAAGAGTATAAACAAAAAATATTTAATAAACTTGAACCTAGTGGATGGGGTAGAGTTCTTAAACCTTTTATATTTAGTTTAGAATTTGAAAAGATTCTTACTGATTTATATAAACTATCAAATGATGGCAAAAGGTTTACTCCAATATTAAAAGATGTTTTTAAAGCATTTGAGGAGTGTCCTTATGACGAATTGAAAGTTGTAATGGTTGGACAAGACCCTTATCCTACATTAGGTGTAGCAGATGGTATTGCATTTAGTTGTAGTAAATCTGAAAGAGAACAACCTTCTCTGAGATTCATTCTTGATGAAGTTGAAAAATTATACCCGGACGGGTATGATAGACCCTTAGACTTAGCAAAATGGTCCCGACAGGGTATACTTATGCTTAATACAGCTCTAACAACTGAAGTAGGTAAGATTGGTCAACATTATGAAATATGGGCTCCCTTTGTAGCTTATGTGTTTGATTACCTTAAGAACTTTCATCCAGGACTTGTATATGTATACATGGGTAAAAAATCTCAAGAGTGGGCAGACATGTGTGGAGAAAATTGTACTAAATTTATGGTCTCACATCCTGCAAGTGCTGCTTATAATGGTAGCAAATGGGATTCTAAAGGTGTCTTTGGGGAAGTTCGGGATACTGTACAGCATTTATATAACTACAAAATCATATGGTAATGGGAGAAATCTTTTTTAAGATAAGCCAGATGGGCTTAACACCTAACATGTTTTATGTTTTATATTGCATGCACAATAAGATTGTTCCTGATAAATCTATTAACACATCTCTTGAGGTAGCCAAATTATTATCAGGTAATTACCTGACAGAATCCTTGGAATTGTCAGGGAATAGCCTTAAATTTATACAGGAAATTGATGGCTTCTTTAAGAAATCTAAGAAGAAAACGTCAAAAGATCTAATGGGAGACAGCTTCCAAGATAACCTTAAGCTTTATAATGAACTCTTTCCTAAAGGTAAACTACCAAGTGGTGTACCTGCAAGAGTAAATATTAAAGGTCTTGAGAATGCTTTTAGATGGTTCTTTGAGAATTTTACTTATTCTTGGGAAACTGTACTAAAAGCAACAGAGAAATATGTAGATGAGTATTCTATGAATAGATACAACTACATGCGTAACTCTCAATACTTTGTCAGAAAACAGAATACAGATAAAACCTGGGATTCTACTCTGGCAACTTATTGTGATATGATTGAAGCAGATGATTATGAAGAACCAAACTATTTTAAAGAGAACATTGTATGATTAAAACTAAATTATTCTTTGTTGCATTAACAGGAAGTCTTGTTTCCTGGCTGTTAGTTCATACTCTTCTTGTAGAGATGAACTTCCTACAGTTTTTAGCAATAGAGTTTATAGTGGGCATGTCTCACCACATCTATAATGATGTAAAAAGTAGGTTACTAACTTAATCCAAATGTATGGCAGATTTATTTAACGGTGCCCGGGCTCTGAAGCCTGTGAGTGAAAGAGACGCTCTTAGAAAAGCCCTTCTTAAGATGAAGGCTAGAAGATCTGGTGAGTTAAAGTCACTTAAAAGTTCATGGCCCAAATTTAATGATGCCTTCTGTGATGGATTGGAATGGAGAACTATCACCGTAGTTGGTGCTAGACCTGGAACAGGTAAAACTTTATTTATGGAGCAGTTAATCTCTGATATTATTGAAGAGAACCAAGACCATAAATTTAGAGTACTGAAGTTCCAGTTTGAGATGCTTGATGAGACCAATGGTATCAGAAAGCTGAGTCTGAATACAGGTTCTGATTACAATACACTAATGTCCAAAGGTGAACCAGTAGATAAGGATCTATATCTAAGATGTGTCCAGTACTATGAAGATAGTGCAAAACATGATGTCATTGATGTTATATATGATCCGTGTACTGTAGATGAGATGTGTGCAACCATACACTATTATATGGAAGCTCACAAAGATGAAGCAGGCAACTACACAAATGCTCTGGTTACTATTGACCACTCAGCTTTATTTAAAGTAGGTAAAGGTCAGAAGGATAAGTTTGAAGTATTATATGCTCTTGGTGAAGCCATGACATATATGAAGAAGCATTATCCTGTGGCGTTTCTTATCTTAAGTCAGTTGAATAGGAACATAGATAACCCAGACAGATCTAAAGATGGTGACTATGGTAATTATGTATTAGATTCTGATTTATTTGGAGCAGATGCTTTATTGCAACATGCTGATGTAGTTTTGGGTATTAATAAACCCTCTATCAGAAAGATTAGACAGTATGGTCCAGAGAGATTTATTATTAGTGATGAAGACACTTTAGCCTTCCACTTCTTAAAATCTAGAAATGGCACCACAAGATTGAGCTTCTTTAAGCTAGATAGAAACTCCATGAGAATAATTGAAATAGCAACTCCAGCCCAAGCAAGTAAAAACATCAAAATTTAATTATGACAAGAAAAGAAAGAGAAAAGGAATTCTTTGCCCATCACATGGACAAGTTCCGTAAAGCTCAAGTCTCTGACCCTTTCTTTACCATTAAGACTGCTTTTTTTCAGAAAGGTAAGTTTGGCAAACAGGTTCAGTTATTTGAGGGTGAATTGAAAAGAGGAGAAGATATCTACATTGAGTTCATTGAAGTCAATAGAGATGCTTCTGGAAAAGAGATTGGTGTTGAGCCAGCTTTTGAAGATAGACCTCTTTTCAAGTACAAACACAATCCTTATTTTGCAGAAGAGTATGATGTAAAAGAAGGTACAAATTCTAATGGTGAAAATTATTTTGCCTATACTATTCCATTATCTGAGTTAATGGTTGTTATGTCTGACGGTTCTGAAATTACTCAAAATCTTTATGAGAAAAGAAAAGCTGAAGCTCCAAAAGAGCAACAAACTCTTTCTGTATTTCCAAACTTTGAGGATGAATTTATTCCAAAGCTTAAAGATGTGAGTTTAGATGAAGAAGAATCAGCTTCTGATATTCTTTTAAGAATTGCAAATGAGTTTCAAAAACTAGCAACTAAGATAAAATGAGTATAGTACTTCCAACTAAAAAGGTCAAGGCTGAAAGAGTTAATCCAAAGAGATTAGTGATCTATTCAAAGCCAAAGACAGGTAAAACAAGTTCCTTTGCAGGTCTTGACGAGAATCTAATCATGGATTTAGAAAATGGTGCTGATTATGTAGAAGCTCTTAAGGTTAAAATAGGAAGCTTACAAGAGCTACTTGATGCTGGTAAAGCTATTAAAGCTGCAGGTAACCCATATAAGTATGTTACAATAGATACTGTAACAGCATTAGAAGATATGGTAATGCCTTTAGCTATCAAGCTTTACAAGAACACAAGCATGGGTAAAAACTATGATGGAGATAATGTCTTGTCCTTACCAAATGGTGCGGGATATTTATATTTGAGACAAGCTTTCTTTCAAGTTTTAGATTTTATTGATACATTAGCTCCCCATATTATTTTGTCTGGTCACATTAAAGACAAGCAAGTTGATGATAAGGGAGAGATGGTTCTTGCTGCAAATATAGATTTGACAGGTAAGATTAAGTCTCTAATCTGTGCTAACGCAGATGCAATTGGCTATATGTATAGAAAGGGTAACAAAACTATTTTGTCATTCAAGACAAATGAAGAGGTTACTTGTGGTGCAAGACCTGAACATCTAAGAAATGAGGAGATTGTAATTACAGAAGCAAATGAAAAAGGTGAACTAGAGTTTCACTGGGACAAAGTATTTATTTAATTATTAAAAACAAAACAAAATGGCATTAAGCACAACTGATTTGGGCACAGCAGGCTCAGGACTACCAAAAACAATTACTCCAGGTAACCATGTATTAAAGATTAACAGCATTGAACTTGAGGACTTCAAGTTTATTGATGGTGCATATCACTTAATGATGCATGTAGAGACTCAACCTATTGAAGGTTTTGAAGGTTTTATGATTGACAAAGATGATGAAAGTAAAGGCCGTTATGCAGGTCAAATTGGTAGAGTAAAAGCAAGCCAATATGCATTTGCTGATGGTGAAACTAAATCTGGTGTTAAGATTCAAAGAGATAGATCTATCTTGATCTTCTTAAGAACTCTTGCACATACCATGGGACTAGATTCTTGGTTCCTTGAGCAAGATGGTCAGCATGAAACTATTGAAGACTTTGTTAAAGCATTCAATAAAACAGCAGACTTTAGAGGTAAATTCCTTGAGTTCTGTGTTGCTGGTAAAGAGTATGAAGGTAAATCAGGGTATACTAACTATGATATGTGGTTACCAAAATCAGAAGGTAAGAAATATGCATTTGGAGCTATTGAAGCTGGTGCAGTAATTCCTTTTGATGAAACCAAGCATCTCAAAAAATTAGAAGTTAAAGAAGTTAAGTCCTTTGGAGATGATGATGACGTGTTTTTAAAACCAAAAACATCTTCTGACTTTAGTTTAGACTAACTACTACCTAGATAATAGGGGGGAGTTAGTAATAAATTAATGTATAACAGAGATTTCAAACTAAATCAGGAGCCTCCCCCCTTTATTTTTATTGGTTATGATTTCAACAAGGAACTTAGTATCTGATTTAGAAGATGTACCTAGAGAATGGGTATTTGAATATTATCTAAACTTAAAGGAAAAACTTATTGGTCAAGATATAAAGATGCTTTCTGCATTTAATGTAAAGGACAAAGTTCCTAGCATGTTTATCTATTACAATGGGGGTAATTATAAGTTTAAAGATTTCTCTTCTGGCTTTCAAGGTGATAATATTGAACTTGTCAAATGTTTATTTAACTATGACTCAAGATTCAAAGCAGTTAATAGAATACTGCATGATTACCAAGAGTATCTTAAATACAATGCACCTGCAGAAAGAGGACCCATACAATTTCATGATAAATTCAAGGTAGTAGATTTCCAAATGAGACATTGGAATTCCCAAGACTCTAAGTTTTGGATGAGTTTTAGGATTTCTTCAACTATACTGGAGAGATATAATGTTGTTCCATTGGAGTTCTTTACTATGGAAAAGACTGAAGTTGATGGTAGTCTTAGATCTTATAAATTTTCTAGACCTTATGTCTATGGTTATTTTAGAGAAGATGGTGAACTGTATAAGATTTATATGCCTAAAGTTCCAGAGAAGAAGTTCATTAAGATCCAGAACTATACACAGGGTATGGATCAACTGCAATATGATTCCAAGTATTTACTAATTGTTTCTTCACTTAAAGATCTTATGTCTTTCAAGAAACTTGGTATTGGTAATGTAGAATGTATTGCTCCGGACAGTGAGAATACAATGATTGGAGAATCTGTTATAAATAAACTTAGAGAAAAGTATTCTAAGATTATTGTACTGTTTGATAATGATGAGCCTGGTATAAAGGCTGCTCAGAGATATCAGGATAAGTATAATATTCCACATGTAATACTTGACATGTCTAAGGATTTATCAGACTCTGTCAGAGATCATGGTATTGAAGCTGTGAGAGATAAGTTATTATCTTTACTAAAACAGATAGTATGAGTTGGTTATATAAAGGTGAAGTATTTAATGACAGCAAAATTCCAGATGGTGCTGTAGGTTTCATTTATGAAATGGAAGCAATCATTAATGGTAAAGCAGTCCGTTATATTGGCAAAAAGAACTTTTATTCTACAGTTAAAAAGAAACTTGGAAAAAAAGCTATTGCTGCAATGACAGACAAAAGGGCATCTAAATACACTTTTGTTAGCAAAACTAACTATGAAAATTATTACAGCAGTAATACAGTGCTACAGGACGCACATAAAGCAGGAATTCCTATAAAAAGATTTATGGTTAGGATATGTTTCTCAAAGACAGAGTTGACATATCATGAGACTAAATCACAATTTGTAAGAGAAGTGCTTGAAAAAGAAGAATATCTAAATGCCAATATCCTTGGTAGGTTTTACAAAATTAAATAGTATGAATAGTGACAAGAGATGAATTAAAGAATCTGATTAACATGTTTCAGTCAAGTGATGCTGATAACCACATAGTTGCATTTCATGCAATTGAGAACAGTACACTTGATAATAATGAGCTAGTATTATTGTATAAATTTTCAGGACAACCATTTGCACAATGGAAGAAAGAAGTTCCAATGACTGCACAGAGAATTGCTGATGTAATTGGTGATGAAGCCATAGCATTATCATCTGCACGTGTGCTTGGTATTATTACTAACAATAAAGCAGCTAAACATGTAATAGAAACATTCCTGGAGTTTTTCATCCGGGACTTAACCAGTATGTTAGGAAGCATAGGGTATCCAATGGACAAAGTAGACATCAATGTAAAAATAAAAGATGATGGACAAAGCTAAAAGTCTAAGTAAAATAAGTAAAGATTTAATGTTGAAAGAGCCCTATTACGGGTTCTTTCTCATTATGTTGAATAAAGTTTGGAGAAAAGATCTCCCAACTGCAGGAGTAAGCAAACAAAATATTAATTATCAATTAGCCATCAATGAGGAATTCTGGACTGGTCTAAGTGATGATCATAAAATGGGCTTACTGAAACATGAATTGCTCCATATTGCATTTGGACACCTTGTGAGTTTTAGTTCTTTCAGTAACAAAAAGCTTGCAAATGTTGCCATGGATATGGAAATTAATCAGTATATTGAAGACTCTTGGCTGCCAGAAGGAGGTATCAGAATTGAAGATTATGAAGATCTGAAACTAGATAAAAAGGCTGGTTGTAGATATTACTATGACCAGCTTCTCCGCCTTCAAGATGAGAAGGATAAGAAAGGTACTACAGGTAATCAAGGAATGGACAAATTGCTTGATGATATAGCAAATGGAGACATACCAGATCATTCTACATGGGAAGAGTTTGAGGACATGCCTGATGCTGAGAAAAAGCTAATTGAAAAGCAGGTTCAGAAGATTCTTCAAGATGCAAAAGAACAGACTGTAAAGAAACGTGGTACTGTACCAGGTGAAATTGAGGGTCTAATTGTAGTTGAGGAGTTTACTGCACCTAAGTTTGATTGGAAAGGTTATCTCAGAAGATTTACAGGAGTAAGTACTAAAGTATTTACTAAGAAGATCAGAAGAAAAGAGAACCGTAGATATGAAGATAATCCAGGTCTGAAGATTAAGATGCGTCAGCACATGTTGCTTGCTATTGATACCTCAGGTTCAGTTAGTAATGATGAGCTTACTGAGTTTATGAATGAGATTCATCATATCCACAAGGCAGGAGTAGATATTACTGTGGTACAGTGTGATACTTCTATCAGATCTATTGAGCCTTATAGAGGCAAAAATGAAATCAGTGTATTAGGAAGAGGTGGGACTGAATTTGATCCCGTCCTAGATTATTACAATGCAAACCTAAAGAAATATACAAGCTTGGTGTATTTCACTGATGGTGAATGTTATACATCTGTAAAACCAAGGAGTAAAGTTCTATGGGTTTTGTCAGAAAGATCAAGCATGAATGAGGACCTACCTGGTCAAGTGATTAAATTAGAATTATAAAAACAAACATTATGAACACAGTACAATTGAATGCAGAAGAGTTAAAAGGTTTTATCAAGCACATGGTAACAAACAATCAGCACATCCAAGCTCAGGGTAAAGTTCCCGTAGCTGTCAATATTGAGGGTGATGCTGGTCTTGGTAAGACTTCAACTATTTTACAATTGGGTAAAGAGTTAGGAATGGATGTTGTAAAACTTAATCTATCTCAGATTGAGGAGTTAGGTGACCTTGTTGGTTTTCCTGTTAAAGAATTTCTTGTTAAGAACCAAGAGGGTAAACAAAGATGGATTACTGAAGCTCAAGTAAGTGGTGCTCTTAAAGCAGGTTATACAGTAGCTGATAAGAGAATGTCTCATGCTGCTCCTGAGTGGATTCAAGGTAAAGGTGAGGGTGGTTTCCTAATCTTGGATGACTATACTCGTGCTGACCACAGATTTATGCAAGCTACTATGGAGATTCTTGACCGTCAAGAGTATGTATCATGGAAGCTTCCTAAGAACTGGCATGTTATCTTGACTTCAAATCCAGACAATGGTGACTATAATGTCACTAGCCTTGACGTAGCTCAGAAGACCAGATTTATTTCTGTTGAGATGAAGTATGATGCACCAGTATGGGCTAAGTGGGCTGAGACTGCAGGTGTTGACGGTAGATGTATCAACTTTATGTTGATGCACCCAGAGCTTGTAACTCAACGTGTTAATCCAAGAGCTATCACTACATTCTTTAATGCTATTAGTTCTATTCCTAAGTTTGAAGAAAAGTTGCCATTGATCCAAATGATTGGTGAGGGTTCTGTTGGAGCTGATTTTTCTAGCATGTTTACTATGTTTATTAATAATAAACTAGATAAGATTATTTCTCCTGAAGATATCCTTACTAAGGATGAAGCATATGTAAAAGGTGCTATTCTATCTTCAGTAGGACAAGGTGATGATTTCCGTGCGGACTTATCCAGTGTCATTGCAACACGTGTTATTAACTATGCACTTACTGTTGCTGACAAAGGTGGAGTTCCACAAGCTATGATTGACAGATTGGCTAAACTAACTACAGAGTTTGATGGCTTTACAAATGACTTGAGATACTATATGGTCAAAGAGATTGTAAATGGTAACAAGGTTAAGTTTGCAAAGCTTATGCAAGATACTAACGTAGTTAAGATGGCAATTCAGTAATAACTAAGGGGGTGTAATAGCCCCTTTTATTTTATAATTATGAAAAGAGCAGTATTTTTTGATAAGGAAGATGAATCATTCAGTGTAGATGTAAGACATGTACTTGAAGATTCTTCAAAATTTGAACTATTTAATTTAAGTAAAGGGTATACTCCTGCACAAGGAGATACAATTTATCTTATGCCGGGTGTTAATATCCCAAGAGCAAAGCTAAAAGACTTAGCACTTAATCAAGGTATTAAGGTGGTTAGGGATCCTGATAATGCAAATGTTATAATTACAGGTAAAGCTACTCCAGGTAGATTATTAAATGGTAGTTGGTATTATACGGCACCTATTGCTAAGATTGAAGAGTATCTTGATAAAGTAACAGTAGATGAGTATTATAAAGATAATCTACGTACAGCTATGCAATCTTCAGAATCACAGAATGTGTATTTTAATTATAGTACTAAGGTTAGTATAAGTAGTCATGTAACCACTAGCGTATTTACTGGAAGTTCTCATCACTTTTATTATATACATGATGAGTGGAAGCAGTTAATTGATGACTGTCAAAACAAAACAGTTTATGATGAGTCTGAATTACTTGCTATGATTAATGGTGATGATGCTGTAACAATTACCAATGAGGTATATACTCAGTTGCGTGAAATGTTTAAGAGCTCAGACCAGGATAATCATATCATGGCTATGGAGATAATGGCAAACTCAAACTATGTAGAGAGTGCATTGTATTTGCTTATGCTATTAGAAGAATACGGTCATAGAATAGCAAATTGTCATACTAAGAATCATGTGAACTTCAAATCTATGGTAAGTTACTTTGGTCTTAGAGTAAGAGATGTGGACTGCTTAGATCCAGATGATGTTTCTAAGAAATTAGCTTCACTAGGTCTTCTTACTACAGAATGGTTGAATATTCTTTTGGAATCTAGGCTTAATTGGTTTATTACAAACATTGCTAGAAGTTCTACTTTTAACGTTGCAAGTATTGTTCCTACACCGGAAGTTGCAGTAGCAATTAACTCTGACTATAGAGCAGAAATTAGCTTTGATGATAAAGATCCACTCTTAGATTTTGCTATTGGTCTTGATGAAGTCTCTGAAGAAATAGAAGAAATAAATCAGGATGATTTAAGTGCACCAGTTCTAGAAGAATCTAATGAGTTGCCTGCACCACCTGAAGAAATTATTCTTGAGGAAATAGTACCTGTATCAAATAACAATCAAATAGAAGAAACTAATGAGTCCACTGGCATTGACTGGTTCTGATGAACTAGAATTATTTTACAAAAAACCATTCTGGTTTAGCTACAGTAGCATTAATAAGCTATTATTCTCACCTAGAATGTTTTACAGTCATTATGTTTTGAATCAAAGAGAAGACAGTACAGACGCGCACCTGGTAGCAGGGCGTGTCTTACACTGTCTCTTATTTGAGCCAGACAATTATGACAAACAATTTATTAGCATGCCTGGCAAATATCCTACGGATAGCCAAAGAAAGATTATTGATAATATTTTCAAATACCATTGTACTGTTGGAAATGATTCATTAATTTTGAATGATTACTCTCAGGAGATACTCACAGAACTACTCACAGCCAACTTATATCAGTCCCTTAAAACAGATCAGCAAAGACTTGACAAAGTTTTAACTGATGAAAACAAATCCTACTTTAATTTCTTAAAAGAAAGTCTTGATAAGACTATAGTTGATGAGATTACTTTGAATAACTGCAAAGAATCTCTCATAGAACTAAAGTCTAATCAAGCAGTAAGATCTCTTTTACAATTGGATAAAACTCCTAATGATGTTCACATAAAAACATTTAGTGAGCATATGATTAGTGTTAATCAGGAGCATTTACCATTTGGCTACAAAGGCATCTTAGATAATGTGGTAATGGATTATGATTCCAAGACCTTATTTATCAATGACTTGAAGACTACAGGTAAAGATATTGCATCTTTTCCGGAGTCTGTGAGCTATTATAAGTATTGGATTCAGGCTGCCATTTATCACAAGCTTGCCTGGAATAACTTTATTAAAGTGCTTCCGGATGCTGTTGAATGGAATATAGTAATTACATTTATAGTAATTGATAAGTACAATCAAGTGTACCCGTACCAGGTAAGCAAAGAAACATTAGAAATGTGGTTAGCTGACTTTGAAGACATAGAGGATAAAATAAAATATCACTATGAAAACAGAGAATATAGACTACCATATGAATTAGCTTTAGGTAATGTAACACTGTAATTATGGTAATTAACGCGCTTTATAAGAAGTATTTTCAAAAGTCTAAGATTTTTATTTATCCGCTCTTAGACATTAAAAGGGGTACTCAAATTGTTCCAAGTGAGACATATCTTGCTTGGAATGATTTGTATTCTCCTGAGGATAAAAAACTGATATGTGTTTATAATGCAGAACAATTTGGATTTGCAGAATTTGAAAAGGATGTTTTATTAAAACATGATAGACTATGTGATTATAATAAAATAAATCCTTCTCAATGTGTCTGTGTATTTGATTTTTCTGATTTAGGAGCTGATTGGAACAAACTAATTACTGGTAAATACAGTAAGATAAGTGAAGAAGTAAAGCGCAAAATTGTAAACTTTTTTGACAAAAACAGTGGAAACTATGTATACGTAACAAGTTACATGTTTCCTAAACAGTTTTTTAAAAGGTACGCGGAAATATTAAATGTTTCTGTAACTTTACTGGAAGAAGTCGGAGAATTATGTGACAAACCTAATCTAGAAAAAGAAAGGTTAACATTAGAAGTTGCAAATTTGGAAACTATTGATAATTCTAAATTATCTTTGTAAAATAAAAAACTAACAAAATGAGTGAAAACACAATGATGCTTGTACAAGCAACTTGGCAAGAAAGCCAAACATTTAGAATGATTCCTATTGCAGAATCATGTCCTTATGTAGAATGTATTTTTGATCCGGGAACTAAGGTTTTTGTAATCATCTCTAAAATTAAAAGAACATCTTTACAGATGCTTCCTAAATTAGATGAGTATGGTCAACCTACAACTGGAACAAAAGGACGTAAGGAAGAAAGAACCAAAATGGAAGTATTCCAAGAGTTCTATATTGAAGATAAAGAAGCTATTAAAAAACTAATTGAAATTTTTGCAGTCAATAAAGATTTTGATTATCTTAGCTTTATGAATGCCTAGCATTTAGAGAGAAACAGCAAAGGAAAGGTAGCGGTAGCTGCCTTTTTTTATGCACAAAAGGGGGAACAGCTTAACTGAACATTCTTATTATGGGAGATACTGAACAACGTAAAGGGTTATGTCATGTTTGTTTTGAAAAGAATGACCTGGTTAAAACTTACTTTCACTATCCAATTGCATGTGAATGTTGTGGACCTACACATTTTTCAATAGTCTATCATTGTGCCACATGTATACCAAAAGCTCCAAGAGTTACTGAATTACAAGTAACTAGCGAAAAGTTACTTGATCCAATTCATTCAGGTTTATTTAAAGAAGTAAGAGATGAGTAGAACACATTGGGTAATGGACTATGAAACTCTTAGTAATTGTTTCATAGCAGTATTTGAAGACATTAAGTCTGAACAAAGAGAGATCTTTGTAGTACACGAATCACAGAATGATATCTTAGAACTTGTAGAATTCTTGCAGGGTAACATTGCAAGAGAAGAATGGCATGTATCTTTTAATGGTCTTGGATTTGACAGTCAGATTACTGAGCATATTCTCAGAAATAGGGACACTGTTATTCATAACACAGGAGAGTCAATTGCTAGATGGCTTTATGGTAAAGCTCAGGATATTATTGGAAGACAGAACCGTCAAGAGTTTTTGGAATTTTCTCCAAGAGATCTCCAGATTAACCAGGTAGATGTCTTTAAACTAAATCACTGGGATAATAATGCCAAGAGAAGTTCTTTAAAGTGGATTCAGTATACCATGGATTGGCATAACATAATGGACATGCCTATTCATCATACTAGTAAAATCACTACAGATCAGATTCCAGAAGTTATTAGATATTGTATTAATGATGTTAAGTCTACCAAGCAAATCATGCAGCTCAGTAAGAGCCAGATTGAGTTACGTAGACAACTAACAGAAGAGTATGGTATTAATCTCTTCAGTGCTTCTGAGCCAAGAATTTCTAAGGAGTTGTTCCTGATGTTCCTGAGTGAACAGACTGGTATTAAAAGATGGGACCTCAGACAGATGAGAACTCATAGAAGTATGATTAAGGTAGATGAAATAATTCTACCATATATTGAATTCAAGACAGCTACATTCCAGAATCTTCTCAAGAAGTTTAAGGAGGTAGTTATCTTTCCAGGTCAGACTAAAGGAGGCTTTAAGTATTCTGTACAGTACAAAGGAGTCAAGACTGATTATGGTCTTGGCGGTATTCATGGTGCAAGAAGGAGTAAAGTATACAAGTCTGATGAAGACATGGTTATCATGACAAGTGATGTTACCAGTTTCTATCCTAATCTTGCTATCAGAAACAAGTGGGCTCCAGCACATTTACCACAAGATGAATTCTGTGGTCTGTATGAATGGTTCTTTGAAGAAAGAAAGAAGATTCCTAAGAAAGACCCAAAGAATTATGTATATAAGATTATCTTAAACTCAACCTATGGGTTGAGCAATGATGAGAACAGCTTCCTATATGATCCTGAATTTACAATGAGGATTACTATTAATGGTCAGCTGAGTTTGTCAATGCTATATGAGATGATCTGTGAAGAGATTCCCGGTGCAATTCCATTAATGCAAAATACAGATGGTCTTGAGACTATGATTCCAAGACAACATGTAGAGAAGTATATGGAGATTTGCAAGAGATGGGAAGACATGACTAATCTACAGTTAGAACATGATACTTATAGTAAGATTGTTCTTGGTGATGTAAATAATTACATTGCTGTTACTGAAGATGGTAAGTCTAAATGCAAAGGCAGATTTGAGTACAAAGATTTGGCCATGCATAAAAACAAAAGCTTTTTGATTATTCCTAAAGCTTTACATGCCTATTTTGTAGATGGAATAGACCCTGAAGACTTTATGAAAGCTAACACAGATATATTTGATTACTGTGGTGGTGTTAAGATTAAAGGAGACTGGTCTTTTCATTTTCACAAGGTACACCAGGGAGAGTATCAAGATGTTCCTTTACAACATACTATCAGATATTATGTATCTAATAGTGGTGGTAAAATTGTTAAGAAGAACAATGAGGACATGCGGGCTATACAAGTAGAAGCCGGTAAATGGATGCAAACCCTTATGATTGATTATGAAAAGAAAGAGTTTGAGGAGTATGATATTAATCTCAAGTATTACCTAGAGAAAGTAAGAAAGGAAATTGAGAACCTTGAACCAAGTACAAACCAACTAAGTTTATTTTAAGATGCCAAAGAAAATTAAAGAATGTAGTAAAGCACATTTATTAAGTGTTGCACTTCCTGATCATGGTGATAGCTATACAGTTATCAGCCATGAATCAGTTATTGATCACGTGTATAATGAACTTGCTCAAGCAGGTTTTGGAATTGTATCTGAAGAGTATAGAGCTACTGCAGATGGTAATATTGCACAAGGTATTCACGTCCTACAATATAACTCTGATCCTGAGTTATCTATGATGTTTGCTTGGACTAATAGTTACAACAAGCAGGTAAGATTTAAGTGCGGTGTTGGTGCATATGTGAACCACACAGGCACCACCATGGTATGTGGAGATATGGGAAGCTGGGCCAGAAAACATACTGGTACAGCAGATGAAGAGACTGTAGCTACAATTAAAGAACAAGTAGCAAATGCTCAAATGTATTATGATCAGTTAGTACATGATAAGAATGCAATGAAGGACATCAAGATGAATAAGAGAAAACAAGCTCAACTTCTTGGTATCTTGTTTGCTGAATATCAGATACTTACAACTGAACAAGCTAGTATTGTAAGATCTCAGATGGATAAACCAACACATGTGTTTGAAGACTCTAGTAGTCTATGGGCTTTCTACAACTATGTGACTACTGCTTTACAATCTTCTCATCCAAAAACATGGATGGAGGATCAGAGAGTACTTCACTATTTCATCTCTAGTGTAAATAACTTTGCTAAACCACTTCCGGTTGAAGTAGAGATTGAGCATGAAGAAGAGGAAAGAGTTGCAGATCCATTGTTGACTAACTATGGTCAGCCTGAGAATCAAACTAATATTTTAGTTCAGATTGCAGAAGCTGAAGCTGAGACAGCTGAAGTAGAAGAAATCAAGGAAGAACAGGAAAACAAGGTATGTGATGAAACAGTAACTTATACTGATCCTATGGGTAATACATTTGAGACACTAATATTTGATGTTGTTGAACTCAATAAGGATACCAAGATGTCAGTTATAATTAGTCCATGTGCAGCTCATGACTCTGAGCCTACAGATGAGTGGATGGATGGTATTGATGAAGCTGTT